ATTGAATGTGCCAAAGAAAATGGAATAGACCATTTTGAGATTGTTTGTGATAAGTATTGCCCAGAAAATATTAATGTAGTTAGTGCTCAATCTTTATTTAATGGCATCGACTGCGATAATTTTTTCTGTAGTCGTGAAAATGCTGATAAGTATGCTGATATTTTAATCGAAAGAATAAAAAATTATTATAATGATTTTAATTGTAAAAATTTTGTATTCGGCAGTCCTAAGTTTAGGAACGTTATTTTCGATGAAGAATATCAGAATGCTCTTTATTTCTTTAGAAAGGTTTGTGACAATATCCCATCTGATGCTGTTTTAGCTTTGGAAAATAATCCGCCTGAATATGGTACAAACTTTGCTATAAACTTTGATGAGTGCTTAATGAATGCAATACTTGTTAGTAAAAAAAACTTTAAGATAAACTTTGATATTGGTGGGTTTATTAAATCTAAAGGCGATATCAATAAGATTGATAAATCAAGTATTTATTGGATTAATCATGTTCATGTAAGCCGATTTAATCTTTTGCCAATATCAGAATTATCTGAAAGTGAAATTAAAAAATATAAGGAGATTGTTTCTCATTTGCTAGAAAATGGCTATGAGAAATCAATATCTCTAGAAGTTAATATAAAAGGTGACCTCTCAAAAGAATTACTCTCTAAAGAGGTTCAAACATTTAAGGAGATTATACAATGATTGGAATTTGTAATCTTGCAGGTAGCTCAGTCTATGAAGGAAAAAACTCAAACTCTGATGAAATTATTGGGGTTCAAAACTTGCTTAAAAGTCAAGGGTTGGACTGCAGAATTCTTCAGAATGAAAAAGAACCACCTAAGCCACATGGAATTTTGGGTGGACGTTCAAAACCTGTGGAAAGTTTTTATTATTCAGATCCAAATAAGTTTGATAAAATTATTATTATGAATGGGTCTATTAACTGTTTTGGCGGAATTGTTCCAGAAGATACAGTTTATTTATTTAAGTTTTTGAAAAAAACAAATGCAAAGCTTTATTATTTCTTCAACGATTCTTTGTTAAAAGCTACTCAACTCAGTAAAGTTTTGAAATCTAAAACATTTGAAGATGTTAAACCTGAAGATGTTCATATTGATAAGCCTATCACTGTTATTTCTTCTTTTAAGGATTTGGATTTTGCTCGAAAAGAAAACTCTAAAGAATGGACAGTTGATGATGTAGTTTATTTTGACTCTGGAAAAATGATTTTATATGGAGACTACAAATCGAAGATGGTTCCAAATAAAGGATTATTTGACTTTATCTATGGCGGAAGTGCTCGTAGAGATGTTCGTATTAAATCATTCAATGAATTTTTCTGTTCTAATTTGAAGACTGCTCTTTATGGAAATCTTAAGATTGAAAAACTTAATGACTATAAAGGTGAAAAATTTGCAAAGGTTAAGTGCACAGAAGTTATAGCTAAGAATGCTGAAGGTAAATCAACTTGTATTATGCAGGAAAAGCATTATAACGATGGATTTGTTACTCGAAGAGTTTATGAGTCTATGATGGCAGATTGTATTGTTTTCTTTGAAGATGCATTTGACTCTAAACATGTTATTAGCCCATTCCCAGAAGTTTATATCAAAAATAGAAAAGATCTTGAAACAAATTATGCTAAGATTTTTGGAGATGCTGAGTTAAAAAATAAAATATTAAACTGGCAGCACGATTATCTAGAAAAAGTAGCATCATCAGATATGGGTAAAGAACTTGCAGATTGTCTTTAATATAGTAAAAATAGTTCCATTAAAGTTGTTTGAATAATTTTTACAAGTAAAGTATATTCTATATAAGAGGTAAATAACTATGAAAATGAACAAAACAACTTTACCACAGTTTAGAGAAGATTTTGCTAAGGCTGTGGCTGCTTTGGAAGCTCAGTATGGAGTAAAAATTCGATTAGGTAATATTACTTACAATACAAATGATTTTCACACTCGTTTGGAAGTAAAGAATGTTGGTACTGATGAGGTTTCTTCAAAAGAGCTTTGGATTGCTGAACAGAAGAGAGCTTATTGGAAAAATACTTTGGTTGACAAGATAGAATATGATAAGTGGTATCTTGGAAATGATGGCCGTAATTACAAGGTTATTGGTTTTAATACTACTCGTCCTAAGAATATTCTCCGCATTGCGAATGGCCTTGGAAAAGAATATTCTTGCTCACTTGGTTTCCTTGGTATTTTTAACTAAATAAAAATATTACTACCTTGAAAGAGGTAGTTAATATATAAATTATTACGGGCCTGTTCATAACTCGATTTTAGTAGGCTGAAAGTAAGATCTAAGAATGTGGTAGAACTCCCGAACTGAGTCAAAAATAACTGCTAACAGAACAAGCAGAACAGCTCGCAAGGCTACTCGCCTTGTAGCTTAGTCGAGAGAATAAATTCTTTCGCCGGTTCCAAATAGGTTTATAGTTATCCAGTTTGTGTAACTGTTATAAAAACTTTCTCTTAGAAAAAGTAGATTTATAGGAACTTTGATAAGAGTATTAATACCTAAAGTTGGATTTCTCATTGAAGGTCCATTTCTTAAAAACTCAATGAGTAACTTAGTAGAAGTCTTATTTTTAAGAGATTAAAAGACAGGGGAGAATCACCCCTCAGGTCCACCAAAAATAACTCTGTTATAATAGATTAATCTATTTTAATGGATAAAAATATATAGAAATATTTTTGAACTTTTTATAAGTTTTAAGTATATTCTATAAATAAGGTATTTGTTTCCAAGTTTTTTGAAGCTTCCTTAAATATTAATGAAACTTGGTGGTGGAAGGTTGCCTTTAATCGGGCATTCCCATTTAATGAAACTAAAGTATAGACAATCTGCTTAGTTTACCTTATTGTAGCAAGTATGATCGAGCTTTAGCATAAGCTTTTTTCTTTCTAATCAGTTGAAAGTTTTGGAGCTTTTTCTTTGAAAATTAAACACACTTTTCAAAAGTTTGTTAATATAAATACATCAATCATTTTTAGTGATTGTACTAATTAAAATATAAACTTAATTTGAAGGAGTAGATTTTCAATGTTTACTATAAATTATGATTACAATAATAATTTCTCTTATGAAAATGTAACATATGATTATGAGACAGAAGAAACTACTTTGCATAAAAGAGAGAGTTAATAAAACTATATAATTAAAAAAGTTTTATGAGCTCTCCTTTTGGAGAGCTTTTTATTTTATGGATCCTTCGTATATCGGTTAGTACTGCAGACTGTTAATCTGCGTGGGCTGGTTCGACTCCAGCAGGATCCGCTATAAGTATAAGCAGAAGTAATGGTTACTTCGACTGTTAATCGAGTGGTTGTAGGTTCGAGTCCTACTAGCTCTCTAAAGCCTAGCAAGGTGTGAGGGCTATAGCTCAATGGTAGAGCACTAAAAATGACCATTACAATTATTCTATACTTTTTATTTGTGGTCTGTTGGAGTAGCGGTTTATCTCGACTGCCTGTCACGCAGTAGATCACGGGTTCGAACCCCGTACAGACCGTAAAGTTATGGCTCGATTAGTAACGCAATCGATTAAATACGAGGGTTGCCAAACTTTAGAGTTCTTAAGTACTCTTAAAAAACTTACGCTTACTCCATAGCAAGATATGGTTATGACCACCAAAAGTGCACAAGGTCATCGTAAAATTGGCAGTTAGTGGAGCAGAAACTGTATAAAAATAGCTATCCTCCTTTGGTAGGATTTTAATGGTTAAAGGTCCTACAATTTTTGGTCTGTTAGTGTATCGGTTTTACCACGCCGCACTGTCACTGCGGAGATGGCGGGTTCAACTCCCGCACAGACCGTCGAGACGTAACATTGGTAAGGAGTAAGCGTTAGTCATGGGTTAGAATTACCATTATTCGCTGGCGTAGCAAAAAGGCTAATGCACCTGACCTGTAATCAGGGGGTTGTGGGTTCGAGTCCTACCGCCAGCTTTAGATCTTAATGCAGATTGTGATGGTTACTTCGAATATTGGTAATTCACTTCCCTATCACGGAAACTAGGCTGGTTCGAATCCAGCAGTATAAAACACCATTACGCTTATACTTAAGATTTTATGGTTCTTAGGACAAAGAGGTTGAGTCGCATCCATTTAATGGATGAGGAGTGAGTTCAATTCTTACAAGAACTAAGAGGCAAAGCTTTATGTTGCGACGGTAACAATTAAGAATGCGACGGTGTTCTTAAAAAGTAAATGCCCCACATAACAATACAACTAATGCAGACGTAACAGTTACTTCGGTCTTGAAAACCCCGTGTCATTGGTTCGAATCCAGTCGTCTCCAATTCGTGGAGATGTAGCTCAGTTGGTAGAGCAGGTAAAAACGTACTGTTCAATTTTTTCTTAGTTGTTTTTTATGGTCCATTCGGCTAACGGCTAGGCCAGTTGGTTTTCATCCAACAAACATGGGTTCAACTCCCTTATGGACTATCTCGGGTGAGTGAAACGGAATTATCACGCCAGTCTCATACGCTGGAAATACTGGTTGTTCGACTCCCAGACCCGAAATAACATTTTAATGCAGTTGAAAAGAGTTACTTCAATACTTTTGTAGTTTAATGGTTAAACAATTCACTGTTAATGAATATTTGTGGGTTCAATTCCCACTGAAAGCTGATTCAACACTCTTTTCGTTTTACTTAAAATGTTTTTTATGTACCAGTAGCTCATCTGGTAGAGCGCCGTCCTTCCAAGTCGGATGTAGAGGGTCCGAGTCCCTTCTGGTACTCTTAAATATATAGCGGGTTATAGAACAGGTGTACTAATCAGCCTCATAAGCTGAATAAGGCCGGATCGTTACCGGTACCCGCGTCTAATGTTTTGCGATAGAAATTTCGTTTCTACCTTTTAGGTGGTGAAACAATCTATGGTTCAATAGCTTGCGATATAGCAAACCTTAAAGCTTGTCTTTGCATATTTGTTGGTAAATATACTGGGATAACAACCCAATGGCTGTAGGAAGTCGTATACTATGGTCGAGCGACGCGCGCCGTGGGACGCAATATAAACTCGCGGAAACATGGAAGGTCTGGGCGTGGGTGAGCCCAAGAGTCTGTAAAACTCCCGCAATTGCTGAAAAGGTTCAAATCCTTTACCTTCCATATAATTTGCACGCAGGGAGTTCGAATCTCTCTCGAGGCAAATTAAAGGACAGCTTTTAGCTGTCCTTTTTTATTAGAGTTAATATTTTTATATATGAAAATTCTTATTATTCCAGATATTCATGGCAATTGGAAAGCTGCATTAAAAAATATAAAAGACCACAAAGATAAAGTTGACAAAGTTGTTGTTTTAGGTGACTATGTCGATGACTGGAATGAAAACTTAAATGGTTCTAATATGATTGATGGTTTTAATCAACTTATAGAATTTAAGGATAAAGAGCCTGAAAAGTTTGAGCTTTTATTTGGAAATCATTGTTTAAGTTATTTAGCTCAAACTAGAAATGGTGAATGTGTTAGTGGCCATCACTATGAATATGCTGATAAGTACAAAAAGGTGTTTGTAGATAATATTGACAAGCTTAATATCATCTATAAAGTAGATAATATTTTATTCTCTCATGCAGGAGTATCACAACAGTGGCTTCAGCATGTAAAGTATTTTATAAACTTAAAGCATGAATTTGATGATGTTCCACAAGAACTCATGGATAGATATACCGACTTAGACTATAAATCTCATAATATAAATGAAGTTTATTTTGATGGAATGATCTTTTCTCTTGTAAATGCAGAGACAGAAGAAGAAAAAGCACGAATTGCTAAATATAGAAAAATTCAAGCCGACCTTCAAGGTCAAATAAATAAAACTTTTGAAGAAATGCAATCTTATAAAAAAGAATATTATAAGTATGCATCATATAAGTTTTTAAATGAGGTATTTCATTCACCAAATAAAGGTGACCCATATAATGCAGAAGTTTTTGAACATTGTGGTTGGAACAGTTCAGGTGATAGTTCAGGAGAAAGCTGTGTATGGATAAGACCAGACTCTTTATTACAAGATAATTGGCCAAGAGGAATTAAATATCAAGTTGTTGGACACACAGAATTGGGTGAGAGATATTTTCAATATAAACATAAACACTTAATTGTAATAGATAGCCCAAGTCATAGCACTTATAAGATTATAGACACTGATAAAATGGATAATTTAGTTTTTGAAGAATTTAAGCCATATAGAGAAACTCTCTCTAAAGAAGACTTAAGATTATTAACTTTATTTGGACTTGTATAATGATAGATTTAAAAACATTACCACTTGTAATAGGTTCTTATGAAAGAAAAGATGAAACCTCTACTATGTTTAAAAACACTAGGAGAGATGGTTGGGGATGTATTATTAAAGTAGACACTAATGAAGCTGTATTTGGTACTTGGAAACCTGTAGGATCTACAATTTTACGAGAAAATATTTCCTCAAATGAAGATATTATTAGCTTATTAAAAAACTAGTGATATTATTTCATATAAGCGAAAAAAGTTTGAACAAAATTCATAGCATAAGTATAATCTATATACAAGATAAAAATCAGGCAGATAGGTCAGATACACACTGTCGCAACAAAGTGGTCCACCAACGATTGGTGGTTGGGCGAGATGGAGACCAATAAGGAAGTGTAGTTCACTTCACGAAAATAAGCCAGTCCTTAAGTGAGACACCTTCATCAAACTTCAACTGAATGTTGAAAAGCTCTCTGAGTACTAAGGTTGAAGATAAACTCCTTGTTGACTCAAGGAATCGTAAAGTCGAAATTACGAACCAACCTTTTTCAGGAACTTGATGTACGGCGCATTACCAGATTATTCTAGAGAATATGACGAAGATGAGTTGGTTCAATTCCAACAGTTCCTAAAGTTAAACGTTTCTGGAGTATGATTTAGCAACTTGACTTCAGAAAAATTGACGGTGACGATTAGTTGCTTTTAATACTTTTAACCGTCATAAGAGAAAGTAACTTGAAGTACAAAAGTAAAATCTCTGAGTTTTTTGAGTTGTTGGCAAGCTGGTAATGCAACCCGGGGTGTGAGCAACATAGGGTAGAAGGTAATAGCAAAGAAAAATCTTCTAGGTGGTTCGAGTCCATCACAACTCATTTGAAAATAGGAAAGTCCTAATTCGAATATGGATTTTCTGGAATGGTTGCAAACATTCAGTTTGCGTGTGGTGTAACGGGCACACTGGCCCCTAGTAAAAGAATTAAACGACCTACGATGAGTAGACGACGCTTCGAACAAGGGCCGGAGGCAGAGGTTCGAGTCCTCTCTGCAGATTTATCTAAAACGGCATTTTAAAAATCGTGAGATGAGGAACTGTTGGCCGTTATCTGAAGGTTCCCAATCCATTCTATGGATCGTCTCACAAAAAGAACTATTTATTACCTCTTAGGTTCTAAGTAGTGAGACGGCAGGTTTTTAGGGGAAGGCAAAAATGCCTTCCCCTTTTTTCACTTTTTATTATCCTAAGGTATATTCTATATAAGAGGTAAATTATGGGTGCATGTTTTATATCACGTTCAGTTTTAGCAGTTAAAGATTCTATTAATGGAAGAGAAATTAACTCTTGGTCACACAGTACAGATATTTATTCTGGTGATTGGAATACATGTGATCTTGTTAGAGAACGTATTAAAGTTTTTGACAAGTTTACAGAAACTAATAAAAAGAAGTTTTTCTCTCAGAAAAAATACGAAAAAATGATTGATGCTCATACAGGCAAAAGGGAATCTACTGTTTGGGACCTTGGCGTTCATCACTATGAAGTTTGGTCTTACAAAAAAGTTCCTATCACTTCTAAGGAAAAGCCAGTTTATAAAACTCATTATGTTACATCAGATTACGAAGAGTTTCCTACACAGAAAGCTGCTGATGAACATGCTCGTGAACTTATTCTTTCAGGAAAGTATAGTACTGCTTCTGTTCGTAAAACAACATCTCTCGTAAAAGGAAATGAAATTCAAGCAAAATATGAATTGGTTTCAAGAACTTATAAATCTAAACCAAAATCAGTTAAAGCTAATGCAGTTTGTAAAGAAATCCATTACTACTATGTTTCAGCCTTTGCTGCCGAATAATTAAAAGGCCGCTTAATGCGGCCTTTATTTATTTATTTTCAATTACCAAATTATATGATAAATGATTTAGCTTAGTATCATATTGAACAATAGGATGATGCATATAAGCTAACAGATACCCTTCTTTACTAAAGATACCAACTTCAGTAATATCTACTATAGGCTTATATTCTTTGTTAGTCAAATCTTCTTTAGATAAAATTGTAAATTTAGCAATTAAATCACTATCAACTATACAATATTTTTTATCAGAAACAATATCACTATCATACATATAATTTTTATATTTAATACCTGCAAGGTAGTCATATTCATTTGATGATGGCTTACAAGTTATAATATAATTTAATTCACCTTCTTTTTCATTAACAATATCATTTAATTGATGTGTTTTATTTAAGTCGAGGTCTAATAAAATTTTATGTATAATTTTGAAGTTTTCATCTTTCTTAAGGACAATTCTATTGTCTTCTTTAATCTGTTGATAAAGTCCTATTTCATCAACAATATTCTCACCAATAATGTTTTGATTGATCTTTAAAAATCTAAAGAATGGGTTGCTTCTTTTTGCATTACTATAATATGTATTATAATAATAATCATAAGCTGTTTTATAGATAAGCTCTGTTGGATTTAATCTAGGATTTACGCTCTGGTAAATTTCCTGAGAACAATTTCCAAATTCATCACCAATTACTTTATAATTCAATTTATGATTAGAAATAAATCCTTTCACATATTTTCCATTTTCATTAGCTAAGTATACTGGCAATCCATCTTTATTTTTCCAAGAGTCAATAGAATACTGTGATACACTTTCTGTATTAAAGTATTGGTCATTTACTTTTAATGGTGGAGCCATAAATACATTTTCATTTATACAAACTCTGTCATATCCATAAAAATCAATATCATCAATACTGATCTCAGTATAATAGTCTTCATTATTCATTACATTTGAAGCAAGAGTAACTGAAGAAACCGGCATAAGTTTTACCCTTAAATAAGGCGCATTTGTTTCCAATAAATGGTCGATAGTTATCTTAGATGTAGTAATATCTATAATCGATACCTTTTCTTCTGAAGTTTTATCATTATATATTTCATTAACATTGGTGTCGATCATTCTTCCTAAAGAATAGATTAAGTCTTTAAAATTCTTAAATGCAGGAGCTAAAAGAATAACTTGTCCAAACAAACCTCTAATTAAGAAGTCTTTCTGCCTATTTACAATAAATGTATTTGTTTCTCCATATGAATAAACAAACTTATTGTTGTAGTCAATATCTCCCTCATTAATATTAGATTCAATCTGATTTATATTTTTTATGAGAATTGAGAGTGTAGAATATTTACAAACAGCTCTAATTTGTTCATTTGTTCTTGTAATTATATATCTATCTGTGATGTCAACATCCTTTGAATAAACTTTACAATTTATTCCATCTACACCTAAACTATCACTAATCCAATCTCTATCCACATAAAGTATAGGGTCAATCTTAGCAATATCTAAATTAAGGTTTTCTGAATTACCATCATTATCATAGATGATAATTGATGAAATATTTGGAACTCCATTGATATTAAGAGCCAAACTTGTTATGCCATTATTCTTAGACATAGAACATTCTATACTACTATCAGGAATAGAATATTTTGAAAGTTCTCTATTTATAGAATAAACTACTTGATGGGTATCATTTTCAGAGTAAGCAACAAATGCAGTAGGGCTATTTTTTACCTTAAATGTATTATTTTCAACTTCTAATTCAATAGAAGCTGAAGTTCCGGACCTATTATCCTTAATAGTTACAACAAATATATCATTTTCTACTATAACATTTCCATTATAAGCATCATTGAAAGATAATTTATCTCCATCAAATTCAACCAATAAGCCAATATAAGGAGAGAAGTCTGCTTTATAAAGAGGACTATATGATAATGTATAATTTTCATCAAACTCTTCTTTAGTAATTAAAACACCTCCTCTATAAACTCTAAAAGGAGTAATTACTTTTTCAGAGAAATCTATCTTATTAAATGGTGTCCAGATATTTATTGCAGATTCAGGTAAACTATAGAAATGGAAAGTAGATTTATTATCAATTAAATTTCCATCAAAAATGTCAATAACTGAATCTTCCGCATAAAGATTATCATGAGAAACAGTATAAATATTTCCTTTTTCTCCATAGAATAATCCTTTTCTCATCATGATATTATTTCCATTTTCGTCACATAAGAAAATTGGCTCACCATTTGAATTAAACAATAAAGTATCTTTAATCCATGCTTCAGGGTCAATATCTTGAGGAAGATTTTTATCCCATTTTTTATTGCTAATTGAAGACCCATATCCTACAGAGTTTATTGAAATAGCATTTATTGGAGAGTTCTCATCATATTGAGTTTCTAATACTGATGTATACAAGCTTAAGCCAGATTCATTTTTATCTATTTTATTTGTAAGAACAGAGTTATCCAAATAATTAAAGATCGAACCAAACTCATAAGTCATAGAAACTGTTTCTTTTATAACTCTCTCTGTCATCAAGATTGTAGATGAGTAAACTTCATAAACTCCATAGAAGAAGTTATCTTCAGCGTAATAAACCTTAATAGGCTTAAAGTATGTTCCAATTACCTCATCTGTAAGATTACCCATCTCTTTTTCAAGAAGTTGAAGTTTTTCTAAGAATTCTTTAAGACCATAACTTGTGTTATAGTCATCATATTCTACAAGGTCTAATCCCAATGGACCACATAATTTTTCACATAATGTTCCATCAATTGTTGGCCATTTCAAGAAATAGTCTTCATGAATATTTATAATGTCTTCATCTGTATCTTCACTTGTAGTGTTAATTATATGAGGATTTGTGTCAGCAAAATAAATTTCTTTCAATAAGAAGTTTTTATTAGCTGTATATTTATTTAACATTTCTGTGAGGACACTATCATTTACTGAGAATTCATATTCTTCATTTATTGCGTACATTCTCTGAATATTATCAATAATATCAGGATGCTCATTATAGCTTGACAAAATCTCTTTAAAAGTAGTACTATTTCCAGTAAGTTGATTTCTATAAATTAAGAATCTCTTACCTTCTTCTTGAGAAATAAATCCACATAAGTAAATTTCATTTCCTTCAAAGTTTGTCATAGTAACTGGAGAATAAATTATCTCATCAGAGTCCGCCTTTAATGATATGTTATATTTATAAATTCTATGAGTTCCTTGAAGGCCAGTGTCAACAGCTAATGAAGGTATACTATATATTGATTCTTGTGTTAATGGAAGAGTTTCATTCAATGAGAAAGCTCTATCTGCGATTGATGCATTTTCTACTTCTTCAGTCTCACTTACTCTCAAATCACCTTGAATATTAAAATATTCTTCTTTATAATCAAGATACTTGAACTGGTCATAAATCTGATTTGATGTTTGGATAGCTAAAAGAACTTTAACATTTGTTGTGCTACCTTCTGTCTCATAAGATCTATTAGGATTATATCTAATAGAAGTTACTGATTTAGAAGTAATGGCACCACCTGCAAAAGTTCCAGGCATAGAGATAATAAAATCTTCAACCTCAGAATTAAAACTATTTTGTTCAACTGGAGAGTTTATAAGACATTCATAACCACCTCCGATATAGAAGTTTTTATTCATGAGCTTATATTCTTTATCAGATTCAATATACTCTTTTTCAATTAGACTTTCTACTAGATCATTGTCACTTATAGTTATATCATAATAATAAATCTGGTCCTCACCTTTATTATAAAGAACTCTAATTACGTCATCAATTCTATAAATAGAGTTTATAGCAGCTCCGGTCGAAGGTATTTGAATTCCTGCTTCTTTTAAGTCTACTACTTGGAATGTTCGACCATTATCAGAAGAATATGCAATGAATAAATGTTTGTCACTAAATGAGTTTGTATCTTCGGCATCCATCCAAGAATAATCCAACTCGTCTTTTGTAATATGTGATTTAAGGTAAGTAACATAATCTTCTACTGCATGATTATCTAGGTCTAAAGTACCACCATAAACTTGAATGTTATCTTTAATATAAGAACAATCTAATTTATAAGCAAAGAAAGTTTTTAATTTTGGACCATAGTTGTAATTGATAATACCGTTTTTGTTATCGCTGTAAATATAATCTGAGCTTTGATATGAGTAAGTATCACAATATGGAATTTCATATTTGCTATCAATGCTGAGCATATTCCAATTGTTCATATTTTCTATATCATCTCTACTTGTTGTTTTTTCAAGAGAAAGACTCATGATGATATTATTATAAGAAGTAATAATAAGACTTGTATCAGTCATTTTAACATCTTTAATGCCTTCTTCAAATAAATCTGAAACATTATTGCAACCTAAAATAATTTCATAGAAGTCTTTCAAATATGACAAATACATCTGCTCTTTGAGATAAACTTTTGAAGTATATCCTAATGAAAGGTCAATATCTTCTGCCGCAATATAATTCTCAAAATGGATTGCTTTATTATAAACTTTACTTTCCAAAGTAAGATTATTTTCTGAGTCTAATCCTACATAATAAGTAGGTCTTATTCCATTAGATGTTATAGTAAAAGTAACATCATTAAGAGATATTTGAGTTGGAATATCATCTATTGATGTATAATGAGCTATTTCATTATTATTAAGCCAAATATATAATGAACTTTCTGGAGCTCTTACTTTAAGATCATCTAAGATGAACTGTCTCATTGCAGATACTTTTAAATAAGCATCTTCAATAGTCATATTAGAAATATCACCTTGTGAAATATCTCTAAGTCTAGGAAGTTTTGCTCTTTTCCAGAAAAATTCTTCAGTTTGAGAAGTTGGTACATAATGTTTTTGGTCATCAGATACCCAAAGTTTTGTAGGAGACTTAATAAATATATTAGAACCTACAAGAACGGCTTCATATCCAGCTGTATTTGAACAACCTCTAATTACCTTTGTTTTATCCAAATAAGGAACATAAGGTCCTGTAACATAAGGTAATCTTTCATAGTTTGTTTTATTTTTAATAAGTTCTAATTCATCTATTGTATAATCATCGGTACCGATATTAAGAATATCTTTTGTTGTGATAGATATATTAGATATTGTCGCGTCTGATATTTTAGCATAAACGTCTACAATTGAGTATTCTCTATTTGTGTTTTCTTCGGTATTTTTGCTGATAGCATATGAGGACTCTGTTTCAATCTGAACAGCAATAATCTCATCTTCATTTACAGGGCGAGGTAATTTCCATAAGAACTCGCCTTGAGCTTGAGTTGTATCATCTATATCTACAGCATCCTTAAATCCCCAAGCATCTGTCTCAAAACTCTCGTCAATGCCAACATTTCTCGCAACATTATAGCTAACATAATAAAGTCTTAATTTAACAGAATCTCTACCTTGGTTGCCAATATGAATTTCAGAACCTTTATTTGTCTGATAAAAGATCCATTTTCCAATCTTATTATCGAATAACCAGTAAGCCTTATCTTCTTTTAATTTAAGAGTTGTATTTTCAGTAGAATTACTTACTGTACAATCTAATTCAATATAATTTCTTGGCTGGTCCGTATATTCTTTTATATCTGTTTTTGGAGTAATAACACCATCACTATTATTATATTCTACATTTACAGTTACTCTTGAAGGTTTGCTATTGATATTATCATCTATTTCTCTAATGGCCAAATCTCTAGCAAGCATTCTATAATTGCCATATTTTTGAGATAACAACTTATTACTTGAATTATTTAACTTATTGATATTTTCACTCAAATAAGGATTTATCAACTGGAACTTATTAAAATCTTCGTCTTTTTCAAGGTCTTCAGTAATTTTAGTAAGATTTATTGTATTATTTTCTCCAAAAGAAATGTAATACATTCCTAAACCATTTTCAGAGTTGGCAGATTTTAAAGCTAAAATCCAAGTCTCAAGGTCATTATCCCAAAGAAGCATTGATGGAACTGCTGTATTTGTTAGGTCTTCTCCATCAACAATATAATTTTGAGTATTAGCTAAACTTATTTTATTTACATTTTCAATAGTAAACTCTGTCATTTCTCTAACTTTCATTCCAGAGTCTGCACAAACCAATAATTTATTATTTCTATAATCAATAAACCTAATGCCATTAAGACCTGCATTTATCTGATTAAATGTATTTGAACCATTCGATAAAGATGCTATTTCAAGGATTCTATCACCAACTTGAATATTATTTAAGGCATCTATAGATTTTGTACTTCCAAAGTTAATGACAGTTGGATCTGACTCATCAATAGTACCTTCTATAATGAGATTATTTTTATAGTATGTTACTCCATTTTCTGTAGAAATTTTATCTAAAACATCCACTTTAGTAATTTTAGGAGCAGCCAAAGTTTTTTCTTCAAATGAACTTACATCAAATAATAAAGTATCATCTTGGTATACATTATCTTCTGCTTTATTAGCAGGGCGAAGATTATTTAACATAGATGCAAAAGAAACTCTATTTAAGTATTCTTTTATACCAGTATTAAACTCATTTGAGATATTCCATTTAAGAGTTTTTCCATAAATAGTAGCTTCATCCTCAGAGTCAGAAATAATACCTTTCAAGGTACCTTTAATAGTTGTATACTTGCTAAATAAACGAGGCTCTAAATAAAGGCTATAAGCTGAACGAATATCGATAGGCTTGAGACTTAAAATTCTATCATTTAAGCTTAATTTAGCACCATCAAAGTCAAATCCGGAAACAGGTAAGAATGTTCCATTTTCAGCTAAGCCATCTTTAGTAAGAATTTCTTCTTTAGAATATTCAACAACATTATTTATAATATTTTTAAAATATTTATTTTGTTCTTGATGAATGGCAAATTTAACTGGTTCATTGTTTATAATATTATAAGTATACAAAGATTTATTCTCATCATCAACAAAAATATAGTCATCTGTGAGGAAAATCTTCTCTTTTTCTTTTGAAATTGTACCATCTTCATTATATCTAAATCCTTCAGCTGTATATGGAATACAAACTCTATTCATAGAAGAGAATGAGCCTGGAACCAATTCATCATAGTCTCTCAATTTAATATTATTTGAGATTGACTCAATTTTTTCATTTATTAAGAATGGGTATCTGTCAATATAATTATCACCATCTCTAAACGACCTATTTGCAGCAGAATTTATACCAAATAATGTTCGATATTCTCTATTTGAAATATAGCTTTCTGAATTATTAAAATGGAATAAAAGCTGAGAAATATCACATAAAGTAAATTCAAAATGGTCTATATTATAAATAGCTGTAATAAATAATCCAGGTTTAAAGTTTCTATTATAGAGCGCCTCTGAAATAGAATTATTATATCCAATATATTGTAACCAATAGCAAGTGCTTTCATCAAAAGATCTTTTGCATGTTGCATCAAACTGAATTTCACTTGAAAAAGATGAGGCCGCTTCTGCAGTCTTTTTTCCTGTAAAGAAGTCTAAAGCATTTTTATATAAATCAAGTAATTGACTATATGAATAGTTTACAGCTGATGCAAGATTTGTATAACATCCAATATTATTTAATATCTTGATTAATATCACAGACCTTAAATCTACATTCTCAGTAACATATAAGTTTGTTCCAATAGTTATAGATTCATCATCAAATTTCTTAACAAGATATTTTGATGCTGATTGTGAGTCACCTATAAATCCTGTAGCATAGAATGTTTTAACATTCCATTTATTATTTTCCCAAACAATAATCTGGCCAGCTTTATAGCTAATGTTTTCACCATTGATAATAAAGTCATGATCATTTGTAATTACATAATAATTTAAAACATCCTCAATTAATGGCTTTTCTGGGAAAACTAAGCTTCCATCCTTAATATAAGGAGACCATTCACCTAAATAATTTATGTCTTTAAGACTTACAGTATCATCTCTTTGGCCAATAATATAATAAGTTTGACCATCTACATCTACTGAATAGCAGTTTTTAGGCCATGGCTGTAATCCATTCCAACTAGAAATTGTAGAGTTAGCAATTGTTATTTTATTTTTATCTACAAATGAGTCAATAACTCTTCGCATAATAGAGAACTGAATTGTATTGAAAACTCTATTAGAAGAGAAGTCATCAAATATGATATTTTTTTGAACTTCATATTCACCTAATCTTGCCTTAAAGATAGGATTGCCAATATCATAATAATGTTTTTTCTCTGAGTCATCTTTTTGTAAAAGTTCAGAACTACTATAAAGAGCCGAACCATAAGGGTCATCATGCTCATTATATAATGATCTTCCTAAATATTCTTCATCATCATCTTTATTTTCTGAAGTTTTATCATTAAAAATGCCTGGAATAATACTATTACCAACTTTAACATAGAATGGTTCGTAATCTTCCCAGTCATCTGTTGTTATGAATCTTGAATGAATATTATCGTCTGAAAAGGCACTATCTCTATAAGTAATTCTTCCATCATTTGTAGTATAACCATTTACAGCTACGCCTAAATGAACCATATCTGAGGCTTTTGTCATATCATTTAAATATTGATAGAAATAATTCAAGATTTCTTGTCTCATGATATAGTCATCATCTAATAAGCTATATGCATTTAACTCAAAGAAAATATCATTTTCAGTTTCTATCATAGAAGGTTTTACAAAAACATCGTTTTCTCTTTCAGTACCCAGATATCTATTATAAAAGTTTCTTACAAGTAAATTAAAGTTTTCTTTATAATATGGCTGTTCTTGAAGAGCATCAGTTAATGATTCTCTAAATACAGCAAAATCTACATAAGAACTTAAAATATGATTTGAAACGGTTCCATAATCAAATGTATCTAAAGCTCCATGCTCAAAAATTGAGTCATTTGAAGCTTCTTTATTTTTAGAAATTGCAATACGATAATTATAAAAATCTTCTGATACATCATCGGGTTCAAACTCAATTTTACATAAGAAAGTAAATATAAATTCTCCTGTAACTTGCATAGGTTTATTTAAAGTAAGAGTATGATTTTCAGTGTCAATTGCCTCTACGATTGTATCATCATCTACTGTTTTTCCAGTAACTTGGTCACCTGTAGAAATATAATCAAGTTTTCTAATAGAAGCAAGTTCTTCTAAAGAAATAATATTTGAGTCTTGAACAGTATGACAATTTATTTTAACTTTATTATAATTTATTACTTCACCTCTAATATTATTCTTATCTTCATCTAATAAGAACATTTCAAGCATATTAGGGTCACAATATGAGAACTTATGGATTGATATAGATGAATGCATTAAATCATAAACATCATGATTTATATCAAAATATTTATAAGATTTAACTAGTAAATTAGCAGCTTGAGGATCTGGTATATTATATGCATTTATCCAAGGCTTATTTGACTCATAGTATTCACCTAAGAAATTTTTGTCTGTATCTGGTTTTAAAGCTACATCTTCTGTAACATAATCTGCAGAAATATTATCGAAATGTGTTTCCACTAAAGTTGCTGTATTAATAGTACCAAAACTCCAAGGGTCCATAGGAACAGTCATACAGTTTGTAAGTATACCTTTCTTACCAAAATCATTTTCAATTTGAAGTTCTAATAAATCATCATATTTGTTCTTTTTGAAAGATACAATATAATTAAATTCATCTTGTTCTGATAATAATGAATAGCTATAGTCTCCTTCTAATTCTGTTTGCATTAAAAGGTCAGCTGGAAGAGGAGCTAATAAAAATGCCTTATTTGGTAACATCTCATTAAACAAAATATTATCACACTCTGTTATGCTGACAGTAGAGTCATTTATATTATTTAATAAATTCTTATAGAATAAATCTTTGTAAGTAATGGCTATTTCTTCAATAAACCAATTCTTATAATCTTGAGTAAATCCATCTATTACAGATTTTATATTCAATTCAAAATCAATAAATTCATTAAGGCATTTATTATTAGCAACATTAAAATCATAAATTGTATCAAATTGACTATAACGACTTTCATAAGAAGATAAGATTACTGGAATATATTCTTCGGCTTTTTCAAAGATTTCTGAAATATTTTCTTCAATTAAAATTTCTTCATTATTTATAAGCTCTTCTAAAGTATTATAAGCTTCGCATAAAGCTTCAAATTTTGATGTAATTTTTTCTTTTTCATCAGAATCATTTATTGCATCAACATATTCTGAATATTGTTTAGAGAACTTAGCATTAAAGTTTTGTAAAAGATCTTTATTTGTTTTAACATAAATTGCTTTTTCTTCAGAACAGTCTTCATTATATTTTTGAGTTCTTTCTTGAGAAGATAATTCATATGATACATTTTCTTTTTCTTTATCTGATTTGCAAGCATCCTCTAAAGAAGATTTTGCTAAATTAAAACTTTCTGTCAAAGTTGAAATTGCTTGATTATATTCTGAAGTGAGCATTGACTTATCACTTTCATATTTATTAGTAAGTTCCTCAAGTGATGCATTATAATCATCATTTATTTCTTTTTGTTGAGTTTCATGTGATTCTACAAGAGTGGCTATTAATGAATTATAATTAGCAACCAACTTATTTTTAGCAGCTATAAATTTATCTTCAAGTTCTTGAGTTTCAGCATTATGAGCTTCATCAATCTCTTCTTTTTTGGCATTAAATTCTTCAGTAAGATTATTTTTAGAAGACTCAAAATTTCCATCTAAAGTTGCTTTATCTGCATTATAATTATTATTTATTGTTTCTTTAACTTCATCATAATGAGCTGTAAGTCTTGATTTAGAGAAATTATATTTTGCTGTAAGTTCATCTTTATCTGAATTATATTTTTCAGTTATCTCATTACAAGCCTCATTAAATTCAGAAATTAAAGTATCTCTTGTTGAGTTATATTCATTTATAATGTTTTCTCTCGTCTGATTATATGTTTCAACTTTATTGTTATAATCTTGGACATAATTAATGGCTGAAGTTCTACCCTCACTATTGAGAATATTATAACTTTCTAAAATTTCTGTTCTAGATTGTTTTCGTCTTTCAAACCATACAAGTAAGTCATTAAGAGAATTTGTAATTTCTTGCCAATCTTCATCACTATAAGTTTTAAAGTTCTCTCCTAGGTCAGTATTTAAGGCATCCAATTTTTCTCTTAAAATATCATAGTATTTCTCAAGATTTTCTTTAATTTTTGGAGCTTCTAAATCTGTTGATAAATTAGATAAATCTTCTCTAAAGCTATTAAAGCTATCAACTAAAAGAGTATCAAATGATGTATATAAATTATTAACTTTTGTCAAATATTCATTTGTGATATTTTCTAAATATTGAGTATGCTCATTATCCAATGTCGAAATTTGATTTTCAAAAGTTGTATCTAATTCATGCAATGCATTCTCATGATTTGATGTCAATTCTTGGATAGAATTATTATATTCTGTAGTCAAATTAAGAATATCTTCATCATATTTATCTGTTAATACCTGAACTTCTCTATTGCATGTATTTTCAACTTCTCCAATAGAAGCAGCATGATTTGCATCCATTAACTGAGAAGCTTCATTATATTCAGATGTCAAGTTTTGTAAATTATTGTTATATTTTGTTGTTAAAGCATCAACTTTAGAATTATAATCATTATTTATAGCATCTACATCTAATTCATGTTTAGAAGTTAATTCATTAAGCAAAACATTATGGTCATCTGTTATTTTTGAGTGTTTCTGATTATATACTTCATTTAAATAGTTAAGGTCATCTATATGTTTTGCATTTAATTCTGATACATTATTTTCATGAGATTCATCTAATGCCGCAATATTTGCTGTATAAGTTGAAGTTAAAGTTGCAGTGTCTTCTTCATTACTTGCTGTGAGTTCAATAATTTTATTACCATAAAATTCTTCAATAGATTCAATTTTTTCAGAATGAGAATTATTTAAAGCAAGAATATCTGCGTCATAAGCCTCTTTAATGTCTAGCGTATTTGCATTATATGTTTCTACAGCATTTATAAAACCATTATGAGTATTATTATTACAATCTGTAAGTTCTTTAATATAAGTATTTCTATAATCTGTAATAAAGTCTCTTACTTTAATAAATAAATCTGATGCTAAAGGATTATAAGCTTCTAGAGCTTTAGACTTTAATATTGGTCTATCACCTAGATCATCTAAAAGCTTATCAGCTGAGTCAATAAAATCTTGAATAGAGGCAATATTATAACAAAGTGATCTATTTAATGTGGCAACTTTAGTATTTTCAATTTTAAGACTTAAATTATTTTCATTAAGCTTTAGTAATTTAAGGTCATTAAAAATATTTTTAATATAGTCATTCTCGATACTGTCAAATTCATTATCATATAAGTTTGTAAGAGCATCATACTTTCTAGTTGCAACTTCTGTAAATCTATTTCCATAGATTAAATTCATTTGAGCATGGCTTTTTGTAGTAGGAATAGCTTTAACATCTAAATAAACACTTTTAGTAGAATAATCTAATGAGTCTTCTTCAACTGGGGTTACTTGCTCAAAAGTAGGTTTACCAAAAACAATTACTTTTTTACCGTGTGCTTCTGGATTATTTTTACTCAAAGATAAAACTAAACCATACTTTGCGAATTCTTCATTATTTATTTCTTCTACTTTTCTATTTATATAATTATAATCATGTTTAACATTCTCAGTAAGGCTAAACTGCAAATAAGCATTAGAAAGTCCTAAAACAGTTGAAATATATTTTTTATCACTTGATACTAAATAATCTCCTTCTTTTAAAATTGCTTTATCTGAGATATTTGTATAGCCATAATTTATATATGAAGTTGGATAGTCTAATCCTTCTGAGAACCATTCATTTGTGTCTAAGCTTACATTCAATGATTCCTCAAACTCAGATAATTGCTGTTGAGGTGCAATAAATATACATCCATTCTGATGTGGGTCTAATGCAACTTTTATATTCCTGATTTCAGGAATTTCATTAAATCTTGATAATTCTTCAGATATATTATTATAAATACTTTCAAGAGTAATTGTTGAATTATAAAAAGGCTGCTCCATCTCAAGTGACTGAAAATATGGGAGCATTACATCTGTATCACTTTTATGAATAGCCCATTTATCTTCTAAAGATAAATCTTTATCATGCTCAATTAAAGATGGATTATTGTCATGATCTGAGATTAATTGTAAAATTTTTCCATTAGATGGATATGCATCGAAATTCTTATATAATGGTTGAAGAGGAGTATCAATACCTACGACAGTTATTGCATTATTAATAAGATGCTCCTCTGTCTGTGAACTTACAAGTGTATCATCTGTATAATTTAATTTTGCAATAATTTTATAAAAATTATCACTTACAATATATGAAATATGTCCCTCATTATATGAGTCTTCTTCCCAACCATCTTTTTGACCATTTACTTTAATTTTTTGTCCTTCTTTAAAGTCTTTTCTAATTGTGCCATAAAGGTCATCAATAGATCTTCCTTCTTGTTTATCTATTGCATCAATAATTCTTTCATTAGGATATTCATATAATACAAAACGAGAATTAGGAGTTGGATATGCTGTTCCATAAAAAGATGCTGGCTCTTTATATCTATTTATGAAGTCATATGAAGAGTTTTGCCAGTCAATATTTCTAAAAAGTTTCTTATATAAATAATGTCCTTTATCAATAGCACTATTTGTAAATTCTTCTGGTTGATCAAAAAATTCTTTATACCAAGTAATATCAACACTTTTAGGAGTTTCTGAACCAATGTTTCCACCTTCTAGTGGAATATACTGAGAAGCTGAATAAATAGAAGCATGCTGAAAAACTGACGCAGCAAACATCTTATATCCTTCTTTAGCTCCAAAGAATTTTCTATTAAATGAGTAATTTTTAAGATTTCTAATTTTTAATTTTGCAGCCTCATCTTCTTGTGCTATTTGTTTATTTACATTATCATTATATTTGAAATATTGAGGAAGCCAATCCATAAAGTGAATATCAATCTTATAGTCAATAAGACAAGCTGAGTCATCAATTTTATCATCAAACTCGTTTTTTGTAAGAATATTCAAATAGTCTGGATGGTCAGGATAAATACAACTTAAATATCTATAACCTTCATGGAGCATTAAATCTTTTTCAGGTTCTAATACACCAGTTACTTCAAAACGATTATAGTTTGTTTGAGAATTATCAATGATATATTTAAAATCTTCAGCTGTTTTTCCTTCATCAAATATTTCGCCATTCTCTACTTGACTAATATAAGTTTCATAATCAGCTTTCCAATTTTTATTCCAAACTAATCTAGGAATAGGACCATAATTTAAAGATCTTATTCCATTTGTATATTTTGCAGTGGACATAATCTTAATTTCACCATCTTTTCCAAAGATTTCTCCACCATCTGTGTCTAAATTATATTTTTCATCATAAAAAATTTCAGTATCGCCTACAAACCATTTCCAAAAATCATTTTGAAGCATAGAATGAAGGTTTTTATAAATACTTACTGGAGGAATTTCATTAGTTGTATAAACTCTTTTTTTAGCAATAAATTCATCTGATGATGTATAACCATCATAAAACCCACTATATAGTTTACTATTAGGCTGAAACTTTTTCATAAATAAATTAGTAAAATTTTAAAGGTCTTAACTATTTTCGATTTGCGGCTTCTTTTATAAATCCAGTGACATCTCCACCTCTAGGTAAATAAATTTTATCTCCTGGAGAAAGACAATTTACATAAGGGACATTATTTTCATTTAAAAGAATATCATCATATTCAAAAGTTTTATATTGATTATACATAAAAAGCCAAAACTTCTCCAAATCATATTTGGAGACATCTGCATTTATAGGAAGAATTGTAAGTTTTCCTTCATTATAATCAATTGAGAGTGGGTCTGGATAGCTTTCTCCAGTCTCTTCATCAATTACTTCACTTTCATCCATATAATCATATCTACTTTTCATAATTTAATTAGTCGTCCAAAAGCTTTTTTAGGTCATCTAAAAAAATAATAGGTTTATCAAAATAAGTTTTATATGCTTTATATAAAGCTTTTACATCATCAAAACAATAGTCCTCAACATGATACCAATCATATCTTTTAGGATATAAACTACTGTCAAAACAAATATTTATATAATTTTCATCATTATATAAAATAAAAGTAATTCCATCTTTTTCAAAAAGAAGCTCATTTAATCTTGTTTTTCTAAATTTTAAGTATGTTGACATTTTACAAATAAGAATCTTATCTGATTTCCCAATCAAGTCTGTACGGTAATGCCTAATTTTAGATTTATTTTCCATCCAACCAAATTTATTCTTAGATTCATTTATTATAGATTGAATTTCTTCTTCCGAAAGAAAATTTAATTTTTTAGCTCTCTCAAATGTTACTGCAAAAGCATCATTATTAGGGCAAGGATTATATAATGGTTGTTGATTATAATTCAATAGCTGTAAAATTACTTCTAAAATTTTAGCTTTACTATAAGGAAAATAGTTTATTACTCCATTATTACAAAACATTTGTATGCGAAATCTAGCACTAGAAATTATAGGACTATTATTTTCTTTATATAATTCATAGAAATAATCTTTTTGCAAAAACTCATAATCCATTTCGCAATAAATACCACCAAATTTATATAAAATATAAATCGGTAAATATACTCCTGGCATATAAGCTGGATAGTTTTCAATATCTGCTGGACCAGTATATGACGCCAAACCTTCTTGAATCTCTGGATCTTTTTCAGTCCAAATCTTAAACTCCAAATTTGGCTCCATTTCCATATTATGTTTTAATAAGTCTTGCGCAAATTGATTTTTTTCTAAATAGCCATTTAAATTTATTATGTGAATAGTTTTACTTTTCATAAAAAATTTAGTTGAACTTTTCTTGAATTTTTATTATATTATAACTTTAATCTATAAAAAGGTAATAGATAGACATAAATATGTTATTTAAACCTCCAAAATAAGAAAGACTCCATCTCTCCAAAGTGGAATATGGATTAGTTCATTTTTTTCTATCATCTCGTTCTATCTCAAATCCGATGCCTAGAGGAAATGTTTCTTTTAAAATTTTAATTTTATTAAGAGCATCTTTTCTATTTTTAATTTTAAGTGTAATTAATTTTTTTACATCTGTGAAAGTAGTTTCCCATCTTACTATATCAAAATTTGCGTCTATAATTTTTTTCATATCTCTAACATAGTATGGAGAATCTTTTTTGTGAATAATATAATTCATTTTATCTCTACCAAATAACATTATCATAAACTTTTGTTGTAAGATCACCCTCCCTCCACTCAGGTTTATTTTGAATATATTTTAATCTCTCATAACAATCTTTATCTCTTACTTCAAATGTATGCGTACACATATCATCTTTATCTTCTTTATGACATAAATCAAATACTGCTTGTTTAGCATCTAATAAACTGTCATAAAGGCCAACTGCTTCCCAAGTATTATCATGAAATATTAATTCTGCAACCAAAAATTTCATATTAACTCTCTCTATAATATTCCTTGCCAGATTTACCTACTCCTGATACAATATTATTACTTAATGGGTCATAAGCTTTTCCACCAGTCATAAGTTCTTCAGTTCCACAAATGGTTCCTTCTGATTTAAATGTTATTGTTACTTTAGGAATAAATACTGCATATAAAGTGGCATCTTTTAAAATGACATTAGCATCAAAATCAAAAGGTATTTGTTCTTTTCCACTATCTGGAGAAACTGCCGACCAATGCGAAAAAATAAATCCTTCTTTTTCAGGTACTATAAATTCAGATTTCATAGAATAATTAGTTGCTTTAGCTAATCTATTTTATTAAAATGACATTATTTTAATATTTGTCAAAATAAAACTCTTGAAACTGGTCACTGCTAAATTATATTTAAAGATGACCACTTTCCAGACTTTTTTCGCTTCGCTCAAAAACTCTGTAAACTGGTCGTGACCACAGCCGTGTAGGTCACTTACTATTTAGATATAAATAAAAATTGAACTTTAATATATTTTTTAGTATATTCTTTTAAGAGGTAAAATTTATGAGTAAAAATATCTTTAGAGATACTATTATTTATTCTTTGGAAGCAAGTCGCCGCTCTAAAGTTCCATTTATGTTCATATCCAACCCTGGATATGGAAAAACTACAACTATTAATACATATGCTAAAAAATATGGATATCATGTTGAAACAGTCTGTGGCTCACAATATGCTAAAGATGAGATTCTGGGTTACCTTGTAAATGAAGGTGGTGAATCTCTTACAGCAAAAGCTCCTGAATGGTATATGAATATCATTGCCAAAGAAAAAGAAAAAATTCCTTCTATTCTTTTCTTTGATGAAATTTCAGCTGCTTCTACAGAAGTTCAGAGTTCACTTCTTCAGGTTTGTTTTGAACGAAAAATTCGTGGTGGCAGAACTTTACCTGATGATTGTATTATAGTTGCTGCTGCCAATTATAAATTAAATCTTCCTGGGTGGTGTGATATTATGTCACCATCGCTCAATCGTTTCTGTATTATAAATCTTCAGCCAGAAGATGATATTCAGCTTATTGAAGAATTTACACAAGACCTTCAGGAAGTTGAAGTTGATTGGCCTACTTTTGAAGATTTACCTGTCGAAAAGGTTACAGAAAAAGTTGTAAATCTTACTCGTAAGTTTTTGACAAATTTATTCAAAAAATATCCAAAAGACTTAAATTCAAAAGTTGGTTCATCAATAGGTGCATTAAATCTTAAAAATCAATGTTTTGATGGAATGTATTCTGAAAATGATGATGGTGTTTCTCCTGTATTAAACTTTCTCTCAGGTAGAAATATGTCTTATATGGCCAGATTATTAAGAGCTCTTTATTCTATGGGTTTTGATGGTTCAGATCCTCATTTTATATCGTTAGTAATGGATGGTATTATGGGTCTTGGAACAAATACCTGGTCGGATGATCCTGACGAAAGAATAAAACAAATAAATTCTTTTAGAGATACCATCCATAAACAAGCTTGTATAATTCTTTCAAAATGTGCTGGAGCTGTAGCTGCTGCAAAAAATATGTCATCAATAATCTATAGCTCAGATCTTCAAGGAAAAATTATTGAAGCAATGAATACTTGGGAGTCTGGAGATTCTGATAATATTGAAAGTGAAATAGAAAATATTATTTCTCTTATTGGAAAAAAATATTCTAAAGATATTGAAAAGTCCTTATCATTCTTAGATGGTTCATCTGAAAAGCTTGGAGAATTTACTTCGGATTATGAAGCTATGATGAGATTGGAAGACTTCATTAAAGAAAATTATGAGGGTTCATCATTTGTTAGCACTCTTGAAGCTAATTTGAAATCAACATTAAAGACATATGCAGGTTTATATCAGATGTCTTATGTAGAATAAGGAGAAAATAATGAATATTGTTAATGTAAATCCATCAAAAACTGACCTTATCGAATATGTATCAATGGCTACATACAATTCTGAAAAAAAGCTTATTGGTTTTCGTCAGTCAATGTTTTTTGATATTGATAATGAAGTAAATGAAAAATCAATGATAAATATTCAGAGACCTATTTCAATTTCAAAAATTGAAACAATTTTTGTTATAAAAAATAAAAAACTTGAAGCAGTCTCTGCAAATGAGTTTAAAGAGCTTATTAAAAAAATTGAAAAGGTAAAATAAGATGCTTTATTTATTAGGAGCATTACTAGTAATTGGATTTATTCCATTTTGTTTATTTTCGATACTTATCTTTTGTTATACTGGTTCAAAAATTGACAACTTTATTAAAAGAAGAATCGCAAAATATAAAAAATCCAGAGGAGAATTAAATGAGTAGAAGACATTATTTTCAGGTTCGCATCGAAAACATCAAAGATGAGAATGATACAGAACTTATAGTTCCAGGTAAAATTACTTCTAATGAAGGTAAAGGTGCAAAACAGTTTTTTGATAAAAACTTCTTGCAATTGGATTTATGGTACCTTCCAGATACAATAAAGTTGTATCACCTGGTTGAAGCTGAGTATACACCTTCATCTAGCCGTGGTAGGTGGACAGAAAACGAAAGTGAAACAGCTATTAAAATATCTGATGTTGAGGCCTTCAATTTTGTTGAAATTTCTAACAAATTTTGGCGTCTTATTCAAAGTATAGACATCAAGTATTATCTCACTAAAAATGTAAACAGCGCAGGTTTTAAAGTTTTCATCTCAAAAGAAGATAAAGATACTATTGAAGCCGCAGTTAAAAATGACCAGAAGCCTCTCGTTATCAAGGGAACAAATTTCCCATATTGGTTCAAAATAGGTAGCAATCTTTTACATTCAGAAGAAAAGAACTGGTTTGTTTATCTTTCCAATCAGTTTAACATTTTGGATGAAAGCGTTCTTGTAGAACTCAAGGATAACAAGAAAAAAGCCGCAGAATAAAAGTTAATATTTATCTATGACAAAAGATGAATTACGTAATCAGGTTATAGATAAATATGGCGATCTATGCATCAATTATAGAGATGACGAAATTGCTGATGAAATGATAGAAGCTCTTGCATTTCTGGAGTCAATTCCAGATGCAGAGCTTTTGTCGTTAATAAAAACTGGTGGTAGAGTTGATGATACTATGGATAAAATAGAGCGTCACTATATTAAGCAATATGAAGAATTTTCTAAAAAATACGATAAGTTTATTTTCAATTGTATTGCACCTGATGAATTTGAAGATTATATTAGAATGAGATTTAATATTACTTCTAAAGAAGTAAGTTATGATGTATGGAGATAAATATATGGAAAAAATTGAATTTTTAAATTTATTAAATGAAACACAGCCTTGTTTTATTGAATGCGGAGATAAAGCCCTTATAAGAGAATATCCATGGGTTGTGTATCAAGATATTAAAACATCGACTTATCATGTATTGCCATCAGATGGAGCTATTCCAAATTCATATCACTTTGTTGCAAGATTTAAGTCTAAAAAATCTGCCATTGATTTTACTCATAAAGATAAAAAAAATAATAAATGGCCTGTTTATTTTGATCATGAAAAAAATAAATATATAGTTTCAGAGTCTAGCGAATTAGATTCTCAGAGATATACATTTATTAAATCTTTTAAAGATTATTCAGAAGCTGATAAATTTGCAAATAAAAATACTTTTTATAAAGCATTGATAGATAATAGAGAAATTCCCGTAGAAGTAGATAAGCTTAAACAACTTGGAGAATGGCTTATAGAAGGTAAGTCGATTCTTTTTAAGTCAAAGTCTAGTTCAGATTGGATGTCACTCAATGAATTTTTAAATAAACAAGACTTTTTATTAGAGGAAGAAAAACCTAAAAAATTGGTGGCTTATTTTAATGCATCTTCTGATGAAGACCTTACAGAAAAGTTGAAGAAAATAGAAAATTTAGGCTTTATAGATTCTATAAGTTTTGTGGATAATAAATAATGATTGAAATTGATTATCACATTAGAGATGAAGATAACATAAATAGAGCAATATCTAGCAAAGGATATAATTCTTATGTTTCTCTTTATCGAGGAAATGAAAGAAATGATAAAGTATTTTTTTCTTTTTTGGTAGAAGAAGCTATAAGATATCAATTTAAGAAGGCCAAGTTTGTTAAAACACACTTATTATCACCATCTCCAGATGGAGATTTTTCATCAAAAATTGAAAGAGTTATTTATACGATAATTACTGAATGTTTAAGCAATGGAGCTACAGATATCATTTGCAGTTATGATATTTTACCAATTTTTAGACTTAGTAAATCTTTTATATACAAAAATGATGATGACTTAGAATTATCATATGGAAATTGTGACGTTGAAAAACAAGGTAATTTAGGGCCAATAAAATTATTTAGCGCAAGAAATAATATTATTGAGAGTGCGCATTTTATATTTTATAGTCCATTGAGTAACTCTTTCTATAAAGAATCTATTATTATAGATAATTTTTAAAAATTATGGAGATTATAAAATATGACATTTGAAGAAACATTTGGGACAACTGATAAAGATATTATTAGTTTAGCTGATAAATCCATTAGTGTAAACTTTGAAGCCTTAAAAGCCGATGGTACTCCTATTGAGATTGCTAAAGAGTATGCATCAGGATTAAGAAAAATTTCTGCAGAATATTATGCAGTTAAAAGAGCTTATAGAAAAGTAAACGATGGTTCACCATTTATTTTAGATGCTAAATGGAATAATGACAAAAAAATGTATTTAGATCAAGCCCAATATTTAGGTGCTGTTTTCTGTCAAATTCCAACAAAATATCTGGTTTGTGGTGGTTCTCTAGCATCTTATTTAAAGTTATCTACAAATTTCAAACATGAACAAAATAGTCATAGTGGAGTTTATAAATCTGGAACATTGTCAAGTGGAATAGAAGTTTATGTAGCTCCTTCCGAGGTAATTCCAACAGATGAATTCCTTTATTGGGATTTAACTCTTAAGACATTTAGAAAAGGTAAGATTAAAAATTTAAGAAGTTAATATAACGTAAAATTCCATTACTGCTATCTTTGTAATAGCATAGGAGATAATATGAAAGGAGTTAGAACTCATAATTTTCCTGTAAAATTATGAGTTCTAAC